AAATTGGCTCCTTCCTCTCAAGGAAGGACTAGTTTGAAGCCTGCTCCTAACTTTCTAGTTAATGAAGCAGGCCTTGCGGTAAAGAAGACACCTGTCCAACAGGATACTTCGAACGGACCCACAAAGAAAGCCCCGGCTCTACCTGTGAAGTCTGTGAACAAACTTGAGGTTGGGATTGGCCTTTCCCCGCACACTCCCCCTCCTCTGAGGCACATAGTTTACTATGAGGCCCCTACGCCCCTACAGATTTCCACTGTTTCATTACAGTCTGTAGAAGACGTTGACGAGGAGAGGAAAGAAACCACTGTGGACCCCTCTCCCCATCCTTTAAACAGGCAAGGGAAGTTGAGCGCCCTAGTGAAAGACTCTTTGCCAGTAATCTCGGAGGCTACCAGTGGTTTAACCGCCAAGGCAGCTCCTCAGTCAATCTCGACGCATATCTCAGGCCCGAAGAAACTGATCCAGAAGGTTGGCGGGTCGTCGGCACCACCACGTGCAGATTCTCTTCAGCGGGACGGAAAGAAGAAAAAGAAACGACGGCGCAAGAAAAAGACAGCGTCCCCGGTCTCGGAAACTGGCATACAGCCAACCGCTCAGCCCGCGCAGCACTCAGCTCCTTCAGAACTCAAAGTTCTAGAAGAAAAGTCACGGCTCCTCCAGAGGAGAGTCGCCTTGCTGAGGCTCGCGCAAAAATCCTCGCAGAATACCCCCGTTCTAAGAATCCCTCCGGATTCTACAACTCGGGTTTAAATGACGCAGTATTGGCAGAGCGGATTGAATTTTTGTGCCAGACATCCGTGAATCGAGATTCCAAACCTGGAGTACCTTGGACGAAGCTAGCTTCTGACAATGAACTCTTCATTGAATCACACCTCCCTCTCATCAAAAGGACAGTTATCGACAGACTCCATCTGTTCGTGGACACACCTATTGAAGAGATTCGAGCTCTCTCACCACAACAGTTGGTGGAGCAAGGCTTTTGCGACCCAGTTCGGGTTTTCGTGAAAGGTGAGCCCCACTCTACTCGCAAGGTTGAACAGGAGAGATGGCGATTAATTTCTGCCATCTCACTGTGCGACCAGCTTGTAGAACGTCTGTTGTGCAACGATCAAAACAAACTTGAGATCGCAGAGTACGAAACAAATCCATCAGCACCAGGCCTCGGCCTCTCCGATGATCAACAGCTCGCGGCGTTTTACGTCCGTGTGATGAGGATCGCCGGAGGGAACGAGTTTGCCGAAGCTGATGTGACGGGGTGGGATTGGTCTGTACAGGAATGGGAACTCGCCGAAGAGGCTGAATTCCGCATTGAACTCGGTTCAATGACCCCAGTGGCTGCACAATGTATGCGAGCGCGATTTATTTGCGTGGCAAACTCTGTGTATGCTTTACCTGATGGTTCATTGGTCGAGCTTCTATTTGCGGGTGTTCAACTCTCCGGTTGTTTCAATACCAGTAGCACCAACTCTCGTCTGAGAGTGTTCGTAGCGTACCTTGCCGGTGCGATGTGGGCAATTGCTATGGGTGATGACTGTGTGGAAGACGCTGTCGAACAAGCCCGGGAGAAATATTCTGCCCTGGGCCATCCCCTTAAGATGTATGTTAAGAAACAGATCGATTTCGAATTCTGTTCTAAC